GGTCTCTTTGAGCGCGGTGCGGAGTGTTACCACCGTCTCCTTCACCGCGATTTCCTTCTGCGCAAGGAGCGAGATGACCTCGAAGTCGGCGGTCGAAGAGAGTTGCGCCGCGCCCAGCGCATCGGCCATCAGCTGCGCGTGCGTGTCGTAGAGCTTCCCGAGAATCACCTCGGTCGAGTCCCAAAGCTTCGTCTGCCAGGTGGCGATGTCTGGAAACAGCTGGTCCAAGTCGGAGACCGACAAGTCCTTGCGCCCCATGCTCTGCGTGACCGGCTTCCCCTCGGATGCCAGGTCGGTCGCCTTGCGGATCGATGCCTGGACGTAGCCCTCGAACACGCGGCGGACAGTCTTCTTGATCCGCTCCTCAAACGTCATCGTCTGGTCGCGGAACACCTTGGCCGCGGCGGCGCGGAAGGGCTCTAGCGCGAGCAGGTCTAGCTTCTTGATGGCTTGGGCAGAGACGAGACCACTACGCTCTCCCTCTTCCGGATCGACCTGTGGGTCAGAAGGGCGGAGACTGGTGGTGTCGTCGGAAGGAGGCGGCGCGTGGCGCTCGTCTCTGCCGGCCATGTTCTCGGGGATCTCCCAGCCTGCGAGCTCCGCGGCCTCCGAGAAGGAGACCGGGAAGGCTTGGAAGACCTTGACGGCGCGCTCGATCTTGGAGTCCTCGGACTCTTGAAGCGCCTTGATGTGCGACGTGTCGAACGATACCCCGTAAGAGCGCCAGGGCTCGGGGAGCAGGGGGAGAAACTCGTTTTGGATCTCGGTGGCGAGGATCTCGAGCCACGGAGAGATGGTGTCCTGCCAGACAGACTTGCGGCTCTCCTCGGCATTCCCGCGCTGGACGTTCTCGGTGATCCCGAGGAACGCAGGCGAAGCGCCAAGCACGGAGATGATGGTCTCCCGGTCCCAGAACCGCAGCCGCCCCCACTCCATGTCCTTCGGCGAGTGCCCGGGGAAGTGCGCCTCGATGTCCCCCGCAAGAACCATCGCCAGGCCGTTCTTGTCCGACGCCTGGTGCTCCTCGCGGACCTTCTTGGCGGCGGCCTTGGCCTGAGCCTCGGTCAGCCCGTGCTTGCCGATAAGGAGGATGTTCGGAACGCCGCCATTGGCCACCGAGGACTCGATGTATTGCTCGGCCGCGAAGTCAATCTGCGCGATGCGCAGGATGGCGGAGATGCGGCCTAGACCACGGAGAAACTCCGGGTCGTAGGGGTCAGGCGAGAAGATGTGTGACGTGGCCTCGATCGGCACGTCGATCTGCCCGGTGGATGTGTTGAGCTTCCACCCCTCGATCAGTCCCGAAGGCCCCTTGACCTCAAGGACCGTCGTAGCCTTGAGCGGCCAGAGCTGGAGGCGCTCGTGCTTGGGCTTGTTGAGCGCGGCGAGGAACTTCGCGCCGGCCAGCATGTTCGGGTCAATGACCCAATCTTGCTTGCTCTGCCCGCGCTCATCCTCTCGACCAACTCCCTGGCGCAGGGCCCAGACCTGGTCCCCCCAGTGCCAGTGCCAGACGGTCGTATTGCGGAGCCACTTACTGTAAGAGAGCGACGGGTGCGGGCGCTTGAACAGCTCGTAAACCGGGTCTTCCTCGGGGACTTCGTCAGCGTCCTCCCCTTGGTCCCGCCAGAACTTGATCCGCGCCTCGGCCGCGTTGTCCGCGATCTTTGCCGTGCAGGAGTGCACCCAGGGGTGCTGCCAGTACGGGCGAGTGATTTCCTTGTCGCCCCGAAGGCTGGTAAGGAGCTGCGCGACGCTCGAGCCGCCGGGCCCCATGCCCCACCCGCCGAGGGTGAATGCGCGCGCGACGAATCCACGGAAGCAATCCCCTAAAGTGCCGGCTCCCTGGATAGAGGGATGGCTCCTCGGGACCTCAAACCCCGTCTGACTCCAGCGATCGGGCTCCCGCGTCATTGCGGTGCCGTTAGCGCGCTCGACTATCTCCTGGCCTCACCCCTGCCCTTGGGTCGTGGCCGCCCTACCCCACGAACGGAACCCTAACAAGTTTGGCGGGAAAGTCAAGTCTGCGCTTGCGGAAATGGTGCAGGCTGTTACCGTTGGCGCGCGCCGGTCGGGTTTCAACCCCTTCACTTTCCTTGCGGGGGCAACGCTTTCCTGGCCGGAGTTGGACCGGACGTAGGGCGGGTCGCCTTGGGGGCGGCTCGCCCGCTTTCTTAGATCCCGTACACCCCGATCCCGCCCACGGAGATAGCGGCCTCGACGTACCTCAGCGCGTCCGGGGCGTGGTCGTGCTCCTTCCGCGGCTTGTCCTTACCCTCCATCCACTCGTACAGCCCAAGCTCGCGGATCAGGTTGGTGCACCGGGGGGAGATGGTCAGCCTGGGCTTGCCGTCCTTCAAGACCGACATGCGCTGCTGCACGCGCGCGATGCCGTCGAGGACTTCGTTCTCTGCCGGTGAGGCGGGGATGCCCCTGGAGAGCATCTCGGCCCGGAGCTCGGCCGCGGCGGGGTCCACCTCGCCCCCGTCCAACTCGGCCACGTTGAGCCCGTAGCGCGCGACCATATCGGTCATGCGCTCGCACTTCTCCGCCATCAGGAGCTGGCGGCAATAGTCCTCGTCCTCGACGTGGATCCGCCCGTCCCCGTCCACGCGCACGAGGAGCGCGCAGTAGGGGTTGGAATAGCCGTCGTCCACCCCGAGCCACGTCGCAGCCCAAGGCCCCTCCCGGTCCATGACGTGCACGGTGCGGTCAAAGCGGTCGTAGATCAGGCCCTCGGACCCGACCCAGAGTCCTTCGACGTAGCGCGACCGGGCAAGCCCCGTGAACGTCTCCAGGTCCGCCCGGTAGTCATCGGGCAGGAAATGGTTGTCCAGGGCCCGCGTGAAGACGACGCGGGTTCCGGTGGCGGCTAGGGCTGGGTCGGTCGCGCGAGCGTTGGTGGCGATCCCAAAGCGTTGGGCGAGGTGGTGGCCAGGAGCCCCGGGGTTGCAGGCCCAGTAAATCTGACGCTCGAGCCCGGGCGCACGCAAGCGAACCCGTCCGCGGAGCTGGCGGTAGTCCTCCTCCGTGAGCTCCACCGCCTCATCGATCCCGCACCCGGTCCCGTTGTAAGAGCCGATCTTCTCCGGGTCGTCCAGGCCAAAATAGACGATCTCCCCCCCGTCGTGCAGGCGGATGATCTTGTCTGACTTGTTGTGAGAGTAGGTCCCTTGACGCAAGACCGGCGGCTGATCCCCGTCCCCGTCGAGCAGGGTGCGGAGCGTCGTGGCCTTGAGGGTCACGAGGTGCTTCCGGCAGAGAAGCTCCCTGGCCCCCGGGACTGAGGCCCGCTGAACGCTCTTGTAGGCCAAGGCCCGCGTCTTCCCCGCGCCGAAGGCCCCCGAATACCCGACCTCGCGCTCGGTCGCGGCCATGAACTCTGCCTGCTTGGGCAGGAACTCAATCGGCCAGTGCGAGAAGCGTTGCAGCGCGGGCCGGTCAACCCGCGCCTGTAGCCCTATCCCTCGAGCAACCGCGTCGAGGACGCTACTCGGGATCGGGTTCGGGGCTTTGCCCGTCACCGTCGGTCTCCCCGCCAAGCTCGTAGAGGGCCTGGCCTAGCAGCGGGTGGTGTTCCACCGGCAGTCTCTCCTTGAGCCAGCCAAAGACCTCGATCAGGCGCTCGATCATGTCCTCATCCGACAGGCCCTCAATCTTGAGCGCCAGCGGCCCGTCGTGCTGGTCGAATATCGTGCGCACGGCGACCGAGTCGCCTGCAATCGCGTCCTTGACGAGCTTGGCGATAATCAGCTCAGCGTCCTCGGGGTGCTCGCGCAGCCATTGTTTCAGCCGGTTGGCAAGCTTGGGGCCTCGCGGCCCGCCCCTAGGATTGCCCGTGTGCCCCGGCTTGAAGTTGTGCGGGGTCAGGTTCTTTTGCCACGTCTGTCCGCGCGGCTTCTTCATCGTTCATCCTTGCGGGGGTCGCCCGCTCAACCTCGATCCCAGCGGCGCGGATCTCCTCCAGCGCCGCGGCAAAGTGCATGTGCTCATCGGCCCACCGTCGATCCGGCCCCTTCTTGCCGTTGACAACAGGCTTGTCCGTGTAGGCGTAGTGCTCGCCGGCCATGTCCGCCCCCAGAACCCGGATGCGCCGCGCGCCGTGGACCGTCGCGTAGTGTAGGGCCCCGAGCATGGAGTAGTGCATCCAATGGACCTTGGTTTTCTTCCACGGGAGCATCGCCGCAAGCTTCTCGCGGTCCTCCTCGTAGATGTCGTATTGCAAGGTTGGCCAGCGGCAAGTCCACTTGTCCGCATTGGGCCTCTTGGCAATGACGATAGGAGGCGGGTTCGGCCCCCAAGGCTCCTTGACCTCGTCAGGGATGAAGCGGCCCGGCTCGTCTAGCCCGATCCAGTGCGTGAAGGGAACGGGGTGATGGAGCAGGGCCCCGTTGATCGCAATGCACGGCCCGTCGTAGAGATCGGCCCGCGTGACGTGCACGAGCGAAGGCCCGCGCCCGCAGACTGTCCAGTCCAAGAATCACAATGCATTCCCTCCGCCCTTCCAGCCCAGCCCCACATAGCCAAAGAAACCGAATCACTCAGAACGTCGGCGCCTTAGCCGAACGTGCCTACATATCCTCCGTCGGCAGGTCCTCAGACTTCGTCCAAGCAATCACCCACCCGTGCGCCGTGAGCGTGGAAACCGTCACGCCCCAATCACCCCCAGAATCTTCAACGCCTGCCTGTCCCCGTTGTTCGCCTCGCGCTCAAGCCTCACCGCGTCCCCCTGTGGCCAGGGCCAGTTGAGCAGGGGATGGACCCAGTAGTGAACGCGACCGTTGTACGAGCTGTGCGCCCATCCGCGATCCTTGAGCATGCTCCAGTGAGGCATAGGGTTACCATTCGATGATCTCCACCCGATTGTGCTTGGCCTTGCAGCCCTCCTCTTTTTGGATCGTTGTGAAGCGATCCTCCGCCACCACCGGCCAGGGATAGAACTCCTGTAACCAACGGAAGCGCTCGACGCTCAAGAAGATGTCCGTGGGGCAGGCCTCGCGCTCCGCGGCCTCGATCAGCTTCTCGGCACCGGGAGGGGTTACGACGTACGCATGCGCGCCAGGGAAGTATGGCTTGGACGTGAGCGGGCCGAGTCCTTCCTTCGGGGTGACGAAGGACCCGAACGACGGCCGGCCCAGGCTGCACGCGCCGATGACCTCGGACAGGTCAGGTAGCCCGGCATGGAAAACGGCGTCGTGCTCTAGGATCAGAAGCTTCTCCGTCCCCTTCGCGCACTTCCACCAGAGCTCGTAGTGCGATAGGAACGTGGCGACGCAGGGCTCGAGGCGAGAATACTTGTTGTCGCGGAACCGCGCAGCGGAAAGCCCGTAGCGCCGGACCAACTCGAGCGGCTGGTCGTCCGGGGTGACGGCGGAATGGATCTCCACCTCAACCCCGAACTTACCGCCGCTCTCCATGCACCGCCCCGCGGCCTCGAGGGACTGCGGCAGGGAGAGGATTGTAATGACGTAGGCTTTCAGGGAGTGCCCTTCCACACCGCATAGCCCGCCGGCCACGTCGCGCCCTTGCCGCTGACGTAGAGATGAAGGACGTTGGTGATCGTCCCACCTGGCGGCATGGTCACCGAGCTCTGCACGTCGCCAGGCTGCGCGTAGTCGGCTCCGATCAGGTTGCCCGCCCCGTCGTAAAGCTCGATCTGCGGGGCAAACGGCGTCGCCCCGGTCGCCTTGACGTGAACGGCCTGGCCGCCCTTGTAGACCACAAGGTACTCGTCTAGGTCGCTAGAACTGGACAGCGACCCGCGAAGCGGGTTGATCAGCCATTGCGGAGCCCCTGATCCGGCGAGCGCCGTGGTCGCTGAGAGCAGGATCAATACGCCCGTAGCCAAAAAGTTCTTCATCGTCACACTTTCTATTTCACGCGAGCGAACTCGGACGGCCGGAGACCTTGAAGTAGTACGTAGTCGAACAGCCCAGCGCGCCGGGGAAAAACTGCCGATTCATAAGGCAGTCGTTCGGCCACGCTCCGACCTCGCGCGCCTTCGCTACCAGCAGTGCCGCAAGCCACGGCGCGATGACGTAGGCCGAATGGCCAGGGAGCCCTTGTGGGACCTCGGGCACGTCCACCAGCGGGACGGGCGCAATGGGAACGCCCTGGGCTTGGATCAAAGCGTGGTATTGCTGGGCCCTGCGCGTAGCCCCGCGCGGGTCGTTCAGGGAAAAGGCGCCGTATCCTGCCCCGAAGAACACCCCCGGCAGCGGCTCAACCTCTACAGCGTCATCCTCAAGGATCACGATGGGCTCTTCCCCGCTGGCGCATTTCTCCCACAGGAAGAAGTGCGACATGAAGCACGCGATCCGCGCCGCGCGATTGCTCGTCTTGTAGGCGTGTAGCCTCAGCCCGTCGCGGACTTCCTCGCCCTCCCAGGGATAGGTCCACTCTAGACCGTTGGCGTGCATGCGCTCGACGGCCTTCTCTGCGGGGCAGTACCAGCGGGAGCCGGCCTCGATGCGGTAGGCCTTCACGGCTTCACCTTGCGCAGCAGGACGGAATCAGGGAGGCCGGACTGGGCGCGGTAGTCGTGAACCTCAAAGCCCTCTGATAGAAGCGCGTCCAGATCGGCCTGGCGGTATCCGTTCTCCGTGGCCCACGGATGGGTCACATCTAGGAGGACATCCTCGACGTAGTACGTGCCCCCCGACCGCAAGAGCGGCAGGAGGTTGCGATACGTGGCGAGCTGAGATGCCGGGTTGTGGTCCCCGTCGTCGATGATGATGTCCACCGTGCCCGGAGGACCAGCGGCCAAGAGGCATCGCAGAGAGGTGGAGTCCGCCTCGACCGCGCGCGCGCGAGGATTCTTGAACGCTGGCACGCTCTCCTTGGGGATGCGCTTGAAGCTGTCCACCCCGATTACGTCTGCGCGCTCGAAGTAGTCCAACCAGGCGCCGATGCTAGATCCGCGGAAGACCCCAACCTCGAGCAGCCGGAGGCACTGCGTGCGCAACGGCGCGAAGTCCCGCTCATAGACCGCGGAGTAACCGTGGCCCAGCTTGTCGGACCTGTGGAGAGCGAGCACGCCGGCTAACGCCACGGGGCGACCCTCCGCATCAGCGTGTAGCCCACACCCCGCGTCTCGCGCTCGGCCACTTCCCACCCCTCGAGCTTCTCCAGCTCAGCGTGGAGCGCAGGATGTTTCGCCGTATCATGGGCAAGTATATACCGCCTGACCATACCGGCGTGCGCGGCCAACTCTTCCCGTATATGCTCGGCCGTGTGGTGCGAATCGATGAGCAGGAAGTCCACGGCCCAGATCGGCTCGCGGGAATCCCGCTCCCAGAGGTAGAGCGCCGTGCGCCGCTCACGGGCCTCTGCCAAGAACAGCGGCTCGAACTCGCGCAGGGGCTCAAAGGACCGATCAATGCCGATGACCGTCTCGAACCCAGCGAGCATGGCGCATGCCAGAGACGCCCCCTGATTCACCCCGAGCTCTGCGTAGGCGTAAAGACTGGACGCATGCCTGCGGATGGCGTCGTGGTGAGCGCAGTAGTGCTCCCCATGCGCGGCCTCCTGCGACGCCACGATCTGCTGGTAGAAGGCTCCTAGGGTCTGGGCCGAGATGTTGGCCAGGATCAAACGCCACCCCTCAGCATGAACTGCTGCTTGCCCTTACGCTCGACCGCATACCCCCGAGCGACGGCGAACTCATCGACAGCCCGCGTCACCCCGGGCTTGCGCCCGTAGTCATCCCCGAAGATGCGATAGCCAGCTCTAGCGCTGCACTCCAGGTCGTGCAGAACGTCCTCGTATTCGTGCGAGGCGTCAATGTAGATCCAGTCCGCCTGCACACCGCGGGCGAAGAACTCGCGCGCGCCCATGCGGTAGACCGTCGCCGGCTTATCGAACAGCCGTAGCACCGTTTCTTCATACGCCTGGTCATACTGCGCCTGCATCTCACACTCGCTGCGACCGTCCGCGTACCGGGCCAGGTAGGCATCCCAGCCCGGCCCCCGGTAGGCGTCCACGCTCCATGCATCCACGACATGCAGGCATCGCGCGCGCGTGAGGATTC